AACGTATCTCCTCTTCAGGAGATTTGTTATCAATACTAATAGTATTAGGTTGTGAGGTTTCAGTCACCTCCTCAGAAGATGAGATTAGTGACCGTCCTATGCCAACCGTGGGGTCTGCTGGGATTGGGGTTACGCTGATTTCGTGGACTAACCAGTCATCTGCGACGAACTCGCCATCCTTTTCTTCAATATTTTTTATTTGATAACCAAACGATATTCCACGCAAAATTCCATCTTTAACGTCTTCTAAGACTTCAGAAGCGAATTTATTACGTGAAAAACGCACTTTTGCATATGCACGTTTTTTCTCTTTATCGATATATGCACGTTCAACTATTCCTATATGCCTGTCTGGATCATGGTTCCAAAGAAGTGGAGCAGCACCAGAATTAAGACGACTGAAATCAATAGAATTGTCATCATGCTTTAACACTTCTTTACCAAAATATCTTTCTACTGGATATTCGGAACTGAAAGGGAATTCAAAAGTTCGACCTTTGCCAACACTTCTAAACTCTGTAAGTTCTGTTCTTTGAAACTTTTCAGAAGGATCTCTCCTTTCTATAGATGTCTCCTGAACTTCTGTTTTTTCAGTTGTCATTTAGAACGCCTCCTTTTGCGTGTTGGTTTTGGTTTCTCTTCAACTTGACCGACATCAAGTTCAAGTTGTTGTTGAACTGGTTCAAATTTTAAGTCCTTATCTAATGTTATATCTAAATTGTTTGCAACCTCTTGTTCTCTAGCTAATTCAGCAGCAATATCGTCATAATCTCCTCCATTTGTTGCTGCTATTACTTGTGACTTAGTCATATATCCAGCTTGTTCCGCTTCTCTATAAGCACGAACCTCTTTCAAAGGGTCTACATAATGTTGTGCTGGTGGTGTCCATCTTGGCTTGCAATATCTCATTGGCCTTGAAGAATAATCAGCAAAATCAAGCTGACCACTTAACACAGCCAATGGAAGCCACTCTTTAAATACTCGATAATGAAAATTATCTATTAAATAACGCTGAACAAATCTCCAATGCTCCCTATCTTCCAACAACGACAACCTTGAACTTGAATAATTAGTTTCACTAAAGTCTTTACTGATCGTTTCAAAAGAACATCCAAATCCAGTAGCAAATCTACGAATTTTATTCTTGACAAACATTTCATATTGCTGACTTGGATAATCAATATCTGGAACATGAACTGATTCACCAGGCATCAAGTAATTCCATTGACCTGGCTGAAAATCTTGAACTCGTTGTCCAATCTCTACGTCATCACCAATTAACTCACCTTCATTATTTTGTACAAAACCCATTATGGATGCCGCTGCTCTAGCTCTAATAACGGCTGCTTCTTCATAGCCCTGCAATTGGTGGGCATCAGCCATAACACTATGGAACCAAGGCACTCCCCTGTTCTGGCCTGGCCTTTCAGGCATAAACAAATGAATTACATCTTTAGCTGGCAAGAAAATATGATCCTTTCCTGCATGAGTAGAATTTAAGTAATAAGCATCCCCTGGATGTCTAGTTAAAATCGCATATCTAGTGGGTCTTCCCCACTCATCAACCTCTACACCATTTCTCCATTCATTATTTTTTGAAGTTACTTTGCCGTTATATTCCTCATCTAATAAATCACTTTCAATTAACTGCAACGCTAAAGGAACACCACTATCTCCAAACGGCCTACGAACAATTCTAAATATTGCCTCTCCAGATTCAGGTAATGCACCAGTTGCTAGCCATTCAAATTGATGAAAGCTATGACGACCTGCCGTATCACAATGCTCTGGCTTACACCAATTACCCCATGCCTCTTCAATTGTTTTATTAGCCCTAGCATCTCGCTTGTTTCCTCTTACCTGCGTAACTAAAGACTGGAACTTCATACCAGTTCCAACAACATTTATTTGTGTCGTCCTTTTTGCCTGCTTCGCATAAGGATTATTCCTAACCATCTCCCTACTTCTATCTCTTAATTTCCTCAGACTTCCTCGAATCTCTGCGTCAGCACTTAACTGACTACTCATCCAATTAGCAGTTAGACGATCCGATACCGCACCTTGATACGCTCTAATTTGTCGCTTTGGTTTAACGATGTCTGAAACAGCAGATTGAGCAAACCCATCTCCTGAAGTCCAGAATCCTTTCCAAGCATTTACAATTCCCATTGGTTTTCTCAGTTAAAACGAACAAACATTGTGCGAGGATTGCCAAGACCATTGGCTATCTTTTCTTGAGTTTCCTCTCTAGCCAGTTCTGCCTTTAGTTTGGCTTCTAATTGAAATAATTCTGCTAATTCATATTTTTTTGCTTGTCTTGTACCAATTTTATATTCTTTTACGCCTCCACCTGAAGCAACTGCACGAATTGCTGCTTGAACTTGATCTAAATCTTTTCTAATTTGACTTCTACCGTCATAAGCAGAAGCACTACCGCTATAAACAAGAGAAGGTAAAACTTCAAACTGACCACTTAATATTGTTTGCTTTTCTTGTCCAGATTTATCTGCAACTGCCTGAAAATACCAATCTCCAGCGTCAAAATTAGCTGTTACAGCCGATGCAACGGTGAATTGCCATCCAGAAAGATACGCAGTACTAGAAGTAATGTGTGCTTCTGAAGCAGTGTTTGTTCTTAAGTAATAAGTAACACTCCAATCTGTGCTGGTAATTGAGTTACCAAATACATCTTCTGTTTCCGAATCTCGCCACTGAAGTATGTCTCCAGCACGAACTTTTGAAGGAATAGGCATGATTAATCACCAATTAGCGACAAAACTACGCTTTTTAGCTGCTTTTTGTCTCCCTGATATTAGCGGAGACTCCTGCTTAGGCTTTACAGGTTCTTTTCTCTTTTCTAACTGATCCCAAACAGTTCTACGATCATATCTTTGTAAAAACCTGCAATAAGCAGCGTATGCATACACCATTTCATCTAAAGCCTCATTCCTTGCGTTATTTTTCTTCATCCATACCCTTTCTTGAAATCCATGCTTATATTTCAACACTTGTCTTTCCGCTGTAAGTTCTTCAAAGTAATCAGGAGTAATTGTTGGATAAAAATGTAAATATCCTTCTCCAAGTTCGGCATCCTTCAACCTATTATGCAGCGTAGTTTTTATAACATCGACTCCTACAGGAAATAACTTTACTCCTTTTCTTAATGCCTTTCCCGAAAAATTTATATCTACTTTTGTTGGTTTTCCTAGCGGTGGTTTACCTTTCTGACCTACACCCTTAATACCAATTAATCCCAAATGCGCTCTTTCTCGAACGTATTGGTAGGTTTCATGCGTGTAGTGACCTCCAGTATCTATCGCAGCACTTTCAATTTTCATTTCTTGCCCATCTTCATCAACATATTTACTCATTAAGACTTCATCCATTTGTTTCCATAAGTCAGGACGAGAAGGAGTTCCATAAATAACTTTTCTATCTACTAAATACATTTCTTCATTACGACCTATACCCCAAACGCTCATAGAAAGCCTGTCGTCTTGCACATCGCATCCGAGACTCAACATAAGAACTTCTCTTGGAGGTGTGCCTTTTTCGTATTTTTCTTTTGCGGCTCTTTCCATTAATGCATCAGCACCAACTTTGCTTGCATATTCATCTTCCCAGCACTCACCTAACGTCACATTGATCCACGTTTTTAATTGTTCTGGATCATTTTTACTCAATAAAAATTCTTCTACTAAATTTGACCATTGAGCATTTGGTGAATATGAATAACCAGCCCAAATATGGAATCCAGCATGACGACCATTACCTGGTTGAGTAGCTCTCCACTCACCACGTTCAATCATCCATCTTTTTTTACTATGCGGAATCAAAGTCGAACATTCTTCACACGCATAACAAGTAGTTTCTGGATCATCATTTTGCCAACGCATATTAGGCCAACGCAAATATTGCATATGACCGCATTTTGGACATGGGACGTAGTACCTACGTTGATCCGACTGATTAAATAATCTTTCTATTCTTGAAAAATCTTTAATAGTCGGTGTACTGCCAGCAACTATTTTTCGATTCCAATAATACTGCGTTCGAGCTATACCCAATTTTATTTGATCTCCTTCAGTACCAGCACCACCTAATGGGTAACCATCTGTTTCATCAAACAAAACTATTCTTCTACTTACCCTCCTGAAACCTCTGGCTGAGTTGGCTCCAACGAGGGATAATGTCCCCCCAGGAAACTGTTTTTGCAAAATAGTGTTTGTACTATCCTTTGCTTTTGCATCACTAATTAAACCTTTCAAACATTTTGTATCCCTGCACATCGGAGCTATCTCTTCTTTTGAGTAACCAGCGGCATCCTCAATTGTTGGCTGGACAACCATTATGGGACAAGGGTCTTGATGTATGTGATAGGCAATTATGTGATTCAGAATCTTTGAATATCCAACCCTTGCTGACTTCATTACAGTTATTTGTTCAATATTTGGATCTGTAACTGCATCCATAATTCCTTTCTGATAAGGCAACGTGTGCCAACGCCCACCTTCAGCACTTGATTCAGCACTTAAATATGCATATTCATCAGCCCATTCACTAAGACTTAATTTTCTTGGTGGCTTGAACGCTAAATATGCTTTTTTCTCTAGCTCAGCAATACTTGTCATGCAACAGCTAACTCTTCCAAAGCTTCACGAATAATGTCATCCAAGTGACCCATCGCATTGGTGTCTAGATCAGGGATGCGTTGTTTTGCCTTTGATGGGACACCAAGCAACTTTGTTCTAGCAGTCGTAATTATATTTTCCCAACTGGCTTGCACTTCTTCCATCGCAACTAAATCTTTCTCTTTTTCTTTCCTTTCAAGCTCAAGCAACTCTGCCTTTAAATGCTCTGTCCTTGCTTTGCTTTCTTCATAATCAGGAATTGATTCATCTGTTTTACTATTTCGTTTCTTTGTTTTTTTGACATTTTGATTTTTAGGTGGAGTACTACGCATCCTCCGAAACGCTGACTTGCTATTCCATTCGTCCCTCATAGTGTCGGAATTGATGACAATCTTGCCATTGGCATCTTCCATCGCAGTTAAACGCTTTTCTTTTATCGCTCCATATACAGCTTGAACCGTTACACCTAGTTGAGCAGCCGCCTCCATTCGGGTAATTAAAGGCATGGAAAAATGTAAGAACTTCTATTTTGCTTACAATAGCAAACTTGTTTACTTGTGGTATAATCTCCTGCCATAACTAGCTTTTATATATTTTGGAAAAGTGATTTGTAAGGAATGTAAGAACTTTTATATTTTTGTGCCTAGAAAAAATTTGGGACCCGAAAGTACC